GTGCATAGTGCCGAATGAGACGTCCGATATGGTGAGGCGCTATCACACGCGCCATCAAAACTACCGGCGCTACCACTATCACCATGCGCCCGACTCATGAGGCGATCGCGTTCGCGTTGATTATGCTGACCCAACTGGATGGCAGTCCGGTGTGGGTCGAATCGACTCAAGTGCAGGTCATTAAAATACGCGCCAATGAGTGCGGTCCGACGGCCAAGGCTGTGATCCGGGTGCTGCAGACGACATTGTGCGTGAAGGAAAGTGCCGACCAGGTGCGAGAAAAGATCGAGAGCTCCAATAACAGGGGGAAAAAATGAAGCGATTACTGATTGCCGGCGCGATCGTCGTGCTCGCCTGTTCGGTGGCTGACGCGGCCAAGCGTAAGCATGTGCGGATCTACAAGCCCTCGCCGCCGGCGCCGGCACAACAGCCGGCGACCATCCCGTTGATCGCCGTGCCGCCGGCAGCCGTCGCCTTCGACCTGATACGGCGAACGTCCTGCGATCCGCGCATTGCAGTCAGCACCGGCAAGGGCGATCCAGGCTTTGACCTGGTCAACGGGCCGAAAACAGGCAATTTCCTGATACCGGCGATTTGGGAACGGTGCGCGACAAGGCCGCAACCGAGGTGACATGCACGTCGAGGGGCGGGTTAGTTGGTTCGGCGGTCCGGACGATGAAGGCGTAGCGCCCGACGAAGGGCTGGCCTTTATCTACGACTACGATGAGGCGCCGTACCTGTTTCTCGATGAGCAACCGGAGGGGACAACGGGCCTGGCGCGGCGATTGAACCCTGACATGCCGTATATCGCATGTCGCTGGGATTACGACGAAACTCCGCCGGCTATGCTTTTGTCGAATTTCGCGCTCGTCCGCTCTCCCGAGACCGGGAGAGTCCTACTTGCTTTCCCCGCCGATTGGGGACCTCATGAAGACACCGGTCGCGTTGCCGACATAAGCCCTGCCTTGATGCAGGCGCTCGGCGTAGCAACAGACGACATTATCGAAGTCGCCTTTCCCTTCCGGTTTCAACAAGAGGAGATCATCGTATGACCCCGTTCGAACAAGATCTGCCGACGGATCAGGACCTTGAGGAGGCCGCGGATATGACCACGCCGGTCAATCTGCCAGCGCCGAGCAAGGCGCAAAAGACCTGTTAATTCTCTAACTCGGTCAAAAGCTTAAAGGGATCGTCGATCTCGACGGCTTCCCTGACCTCCGCATCGGCAAACAGGCCGGCGCGCATGGCGCGGCGCCGATAATGCCAGGCCATCATCACAGCGTCGGCGCGATCGGGTGAGCCGCCGAGCCGATGCCGGATCTCGTCTTTGTCTTCGACCTGGATGGTGTCCATCTTCGGACGCCATCGGGCCGCTGTCAGTTCCGCGGTCAGCCGCTCGTCCGGCGGCAAGGCGACATTGTCGCCGCTCGCTGGGTCGAGCGCTTCCCGAAACCGCCAAAGCATTTCCGCCCGCTGATTGGAGAAGCGGAATTTGTCGTCCTTGGTTCGCTCGGCCGACTTGGCGTTGAAAATGCAGGATTCGACCTGGATGCGGTTACTGGCGAGGTGATCGCGAGCCGACCCTCCCCAGCCGCCGGTCATGTCTAGCACGATCAGGGCGCTATCCTGCTGGTGGGCAATGATTTGGCCGGCAAGCTGCTGGCCGTTCTTGGCGTCGACGCCATTCAACACGGTCAATCGGTCGAACCAATTGCCGTAAAGCTTTGCAATACAATGCGGATCGTTCGAACCGCCCCCGCTAATATCAACACCCATGCACAGCATGCGCAGGCCTTCCGGGGCGCCTGGTTTCCAGCGGGCTTGCGCCTGGCGCACCCATTCGGTGGGGATCACCTGCCAGGCGTGGTCTTCGCGACCGGCGAGGAAGTCGCCCTTCCATAGCTTGGAGCGCAGCGGCTCGGGCAGAGATTGGATTTGCGCCTTATAGCTGGGATCGAGGTAGGGGTTATCCTCGAGGTGCGCGGGGATGAAGGTCCGCGTCATCGGCGTGTATTCTTCGGTGCCGACCATCACGACGTCACCGTTCTCACACCAAACGGTATGACCGTCCGGCCCCACAAATGCCCACCGGAGCTCTCCCGGCTGTGCCGGGTTGGAATACATCGGGTCCAGCCAGGGAGCGAACCATTCGATCAGCCATTCACCCTCTCCCCCTATTGGCGGGTTACTGGCGATGATGATTCGTGTGCGCTGGCCCTTTATCGTGGTGCGTTTCCAGGCGGTGACGAAATTCACCTTTTGCGCGGATAGCTGGGCGCCCTCGTCGAAGCCGTAGAAGTCGTGCGGCCGGCCCTGCCAATCCATTTCCTGGCCGGCGCCGCCGATCGCGCCGAATTCGATCACCATGCCGTCCTTCTTGAGGACCATGTCCTGGCCGTTGTAGCCCTCGCGGCCGCCTTTATTGGCAAGCTGCAGGACGCGCTCCTCGACGGCGCGGAGATCCTTGTATTGGGCGCGAAAGATCACCGAGCGTTGGTGCCGGGTGAGTGCAGTGCCGCATAACAGGTCGGTCTTACCGCCGCCGGCGGCGCCGCCGTAGAGCAACAGGTCGGCCCGGCTTTCGTAGGCGACCATCTGCGGAATGTTGCGCGGATCCGGGGACCATAGCGCCGACATTTCCTTTTTGATGATGCGGTCTAGTTCGGCTTTCGCCTTCGGGTCCATCGTCGCCAGCATGGCGCGATAGGGCTCGAGCGGATCTGATTGGCTGGGCTGCATCAAATGCCGAATGCCGTAGCGCGTGGGCCAATGTATTTAGCGAGCGTCTTGATGCCGGCCTGGGCCGCGCTTCGCGCTTTGGGATAGCTGACTTCAAGAATCAGATTGTGGATCTTGACGTAATAATTGGTGTTTTCGGCGCCATGCCGGCCGACCTCAATGCTGAATTGGTCGGGGGTCCGCCAAAGGTTGCGGTTCAAAAGCCGGTAGTCCTGAAAGAGAACGCCATCAACGGTCATGGTTCGGCCGGTTGCCCTGGCCGATGGGTAGCGAGAGATCTCTTTCTCGGTCGTGTATTTCATGAGTCGCCTTATAGCAAAAACCCCCCGCACCGGGCAGTGCGGGGGGGGGTGGGGTTCATCACAAGCTATGTCTTCGGGGAATTGCGACGATTGTTGTCAGCAATTGCCTTGGCAAGCAAGGGAGATTTAACCGGCTTTTCCTTCCTGCGCTGACCGGCCCGCTTCTCAATGCGCTCGTTCATTTTCTTGAGCGCATCGGCATTCGGGTCACGCCTGAACTCATCCGGGATCTTGAGCGGATCCTCCTCGACCTGCTTGCGTGTGACGACCGGCTCGACATAGACCGGCGGGTTGTCCGCGACATGCTGGTCGGCAATCTCCAATGCCTTCGCCATGGCCGGCGACATTTTGCCGACGCGCATGGGGTCACGCGGCTTAAGCAAACGCACCCTACGCTGTTCCAGTTTGTGGATTGCGTTGGTTGCCCGCCGGATCCGTGACAGCCAACGCTTGATGCTGGCGTCGATGTCGGCAAGCTTCTCGTCTCTCGTCTTCATGATCTTTCTCCGTTTGTTGCAGTCAACGGAGCCACCATAGCAAATCGCGATTCCGGATTTTTCGATTCCATTGGAGTCGGCGTTGCAAAAGTGTGCGTCATGCCTGCGCTTGACAGGCAAAAATAATTTTTCTTGACACGATAAACATTGACTCAAACCGAGTCAGTTTTCTTTCTACGATCGTAGAAGTCATTGCGGCCCAAGCTTCGGCCCGACCAAAATTGAGGGCGGCAACGGGTGATCTAGTCCGATGTTGCGCCAGAGGTGCAAACAGCTTGGATGACAATTCACATATTCAGATTTGCGCGGGTGGAATTGCAGCACGGTCTCGTCGTCGCGCCAGAATTGGTCTTTGACCCAGGACATTTCCTGCCAGTTCGGTGGATGCTTGGCGTCGACCGAGACCGATACATGCTCCCATGCGGTTTCGTTGCCATCGTCCGCAATGATGACAAGCTCTCGGTCGCATGGGCCGTTGACCTTGAAGGCGCCGTAACGCATGCCGGCCGGCGACCCCAGCCGGCCACCGAGGAAGCGGCCGCGCTCGACTTTGTCAGTCGGTCGATCACGCACTTATCTTCTCCCCGGTGCCAATGGTTTCGACATATTTGCGCCGCGACTCCGCGATCGCTCCCATCTGAAATTTGTGTCTTAGGATCCGCTTGATGTCGTGCAGGGAATGGCGGGCATCCTTGCCAAGCATATCGGCGCCCCACGTTTCGGTGCTCTCGTACAGAATGAGCCCGACTCTATGGCGGTAGCGCCAAGGCAACGACTGACCATTAACGATCGTGGTTCCGTCGTCGTAGAAGTCAAAGGGAATGCGCCTCATTTCTGGTCTCCGAAACATTTGTCCTGACAGTCCTGGCACAGGCCGCTCAATTTGAATTCGCGTTCGCTCATTAAATCCTCGATCGTCGCCTTCGGGTCCGGGTTCCCGCACATGGGGCAGGCGCCACGTTCCAGGCGTTCGCCGGCGTCAGGCCCGAAGGCAGCTTCGGCAGCAAGCTTGGCGAATGGTGATGTCATTTGCCGGTTCCCCTGTAGTCGGGGTTTGCGTACGGCTTACGCGGATCGAAATTGCCGCACAGTGCTTCAATCGTTGTGATTGACGCATCCACCCTTTTGAGGGCGGCATTCGCCAGTGTGACTGCGGCCTCCAATTCGGTGCGGGCCTTAAGCAGGTCCGTAAAGGTCTGTTCGAGACCTTGGCTTACCTCGGTGGCTCTTTCCTTTGGAACCAATCTGAACCTGGTCATTGTCTTTCTCCGATTAGTTTGTCGATCTCTGCAAAGTCTTGCGGGCTCATGAACCTCTGCCATTTGGTGCGGATGATTCCCCTCGCCTCATCCCAAAACTTTTGAAATTCTGGCTGGGTCATGCTCTCCGGCGATAGCGATTGCGGATCCGGCACGACGGTATTGTCGAGCAAGCGCACGTAGTCGAAGCGGCCGGTCTCGTAGAGAAGCGAAAGCAAGACGCTGCGCACATCATGGTCTGTTGCCTTCGCGATCTTCCCCAGCACCATGAACACAAAGCCGTGATGCTCGGGGTAGCGTGGCGTGTGCACCGAGACCAACGCCTTCTTGTCGGCCCCGAGCTCCGCCATGATCTCCTGTGCCCGCTTGTCGATCGGTACAAGGCATGGCGGCGCCGAGTTGGCAGCGCGGAATAATCCGCGTTGCTTCATTTCGTAATCCATTTGATGCGATCGTCGATCGTCCTCTTGACCTTCTCGTAAATTGCCGGCGCCGCCTTCTCGAGATCCGCCAGCGATTGGTCATTCGCTTTTGTCCAGGCGTCCACCTCCGGCACGGTCTCGCATAACAACACTTGCTCAATCACCTTGCCGCCCCAGGCCGCGGCACTGATACCGGCTGGCCGCTCGATCGCATGCGGGGCTTGCTTCTCGGCCGGCTTGGCTTGCTCCTGTGGCGGCGGTGCTGGTTGCTCGCCGCCATTGCCGGCCGGCCTGGTTTCCTGGCGCCGCTCGGCTGGCCGATAGCGGCCGGCGGCATTGCCATCGTCGTCCTGCAGGGTGGCGATATTGAAAATCATCGACAACAGATAACGTCGACCGTAGGTGACGGCCGAACCGGTGGCGTGGGTCTTGCTCATCACGTCGCCACCCTTGGCGCCTTTGCCCTCCGCCGGCATGGCAATCCGATAGACGCGATTGTGTCCGGCCCGGTGCCCGACGTAGCAGAGCACGACAACGGTGTCGGGCTTGTCGGTTTCCTCGGTGTCGAATGAGACCGAGAATCCATGCTCGACATAGATCGGCCGGATGGCGGCATCGAGCGCGTGATATGTCGCAAACCTGGATTTAGTGTGCGGGTTATCGGCATCCTTGCGCACCGGCTCGATCTTCGTCTGCACCTCATTCATCTGCGCTTCGAAAATGCGAGCCGCGATCCGCTTCTCCTCCTCGCTTTGCATTGCCAGGAGCTCGCGCATCTTGGCGATGTCAATTTTCTTATCGCGGGCGGCCCGCTCGATCAGCGCCAGGGTGGGAGACAGCGCCGGCGGCCGGGGCTCGGCTTTGACCAGGGCTTTAGTCTTCGGCTTTTGCTTCGTCATCGTCGTTCTCCAATTTGATTGTGAGCGCTCCGGCCTTACTGCGCTTCACGATAATGCCGTGACCCCAGCCCTCTTTGGCATCGGATGGCATTAGGTTTTTGATGGCTTTGGCGGACTCGTTGTATTTCTGGAACGCCACGCGATTGCTTAACCATGCGCTGGCGTGAAAGCCCCATTCATTATTGCCGGTCATGTCAACGATACGAGTGAAGACCGGCTTGGGTGGTTTAATGAAGGGGTTTGGAATCGGCTCGCGCAATTCGCGAACGCATTTCATGAACGCTTCGGCTTCGTCTACCAGGTCGTCGACGTATTCGGAGTCGTAGCCGATGAAAAGCGGCTTTGGCTCTTTGGCGCCCTGAATGACCGAGAAGGCGACCTCCTTCACGCCGGCGCAAAACATGGTCCATTGCATCTGCGGCATGTAGCGATCGATAATGGTATCCATGCTTTCAAAGCCGCCGGTGTGCTTGGCTTCGACCGGGACCCCGTCGCGTTTTGCCCAGCCGTCGAGCGTGACGGCCGCCCATTCCACCTTGGGGTGCTGCAGGCTATCGCCGCGGCAATCGATGGTGCCGAGCGCCCGCTCAATCCAATCGAGGTGGAATTTCTCGGTGGCGTTGCCGAGTTGGACGGCGAAATTGTTGCTGTAGTCGGGCGGCTTAAACGATGGATCGCCGGTGAGCTCTAGCCATAGATTGTAAAGATCCTCAGAGCTCCCGCTTACCAGCGTTCCGATCCGGCTCCCTGTCATCTTGCCCTTGCGGGCGATCTCCTGTCTCTCGCTCAGTGCCATAATCTTTCTCCGGTTGCAGGTGGGACAGCGCCACCTCCGCGTAGTAACGGACGTTCTTATTGACAAAGGGCAAGTTGAGGATTGATTGAATGCAGGCCCTAGCCTTGTCGAGGTTCGGCATTGCATTTCCCTTTGGTCTGGTTGACAAAAATGCCCTATGGTCTATTGATAGTCAAGTGTTCGCTTGACAATGGAAGTGTAGAACATGCCCCGCATAAAGCGCGAAAAGCAGGCCGTTAGTCCAGGCCTTAGCAAGATCCGGGAAACCCTTGGCATGCAATCGAAACTAGCCCGTCACCTCGGAGTGACACGGCAGGCTATTTCGGATTGGCCGGTTGTCCCTATCAATCGCCTTGGTGAGGTCGAGGAATTCACAGGCATCGACCGCGCCGATTTGCGCCCTGATATTTTCACCCGTCCGAAAAAGCGGCGCAAAGGCAAACGATCAAGTGCAAGCCACGCGAGTCTTTGAGAAACTACCGCGGGACCATTTTGCCTGTGTGCTCGCGGATCCACCCTGGCGCTTCAAGGTCTGGTCCGACAAAGGCCTGGGCCGGTCGGCCGAGCGCTACTATCCGACGCTAACGCTGAAAGACATTCGCGCCTTCCCCGTTGCCGATCTGTGCAAGCGGGACGCCTTCCTATTCCTATGGGTAACAGGTCCCTTCCTTACGATCGGTGCTCACGTCGACGTGATGATGGCCTGGGGGTTCAAGCCGTCGGGGGTCATGTTCACCTGGGCCAAGCGCACCGAGAACGATCTCGGATGGTTCTACGGGCTTGGCTATAACAGCCGGCACAATGCGGAGTTTTGCCTGGTCGGAAGGCGGGGCTCGCCTGTGCGCAGGTCCAAGTCTGTGGCCGAATTGATTGTCGCGCCGGTCTCGGAGCATTCGCGCAAGCCGATAGAAGCGCATCGGCGCATCGAGGAATTCTGTGCCGGCCCGCGGCTCGAGCTCTTTGCTCGGCGCCGGCCGGCAACACCGAAGTCGAAGGAATGGGTTTGTTTCGGCAACCAATTGGACGGCATATGAGAGTTTTACCCAAATCGACCCAAGCCGACCCAAAGCCACCCGAATTGACCCAAGGGCACTGTCCTGTATGTGGCGGCTCCGGCTGGGACTACGGCGAGCCGTGTTGGAAATGCCTGAAAGACGCCCATATCGAAAACACGATGAGGAAAAACCGATTCCGAAGGAAGGAGAGGATAACAGGAATGGATAAGGCAACTGCGGCAGCGGAGCCAAAGACATGGCCCTGCACCTGCCATCCCGACGATCACCCGCCAGTCCCATGTCCGCAGAAATTTGCGCTCACAGACTGCCGGAAGCATGTGGCGCGGAAACATCTGCGCGAGCTATTCGACGCCGCCCCGTGGCTTGGCGAACAGCAAACTCCAATATCCGGCTGTCTCAATGTAACGTGGCATGATTTATGGGTTATGTCGGACCCATTCGGTTCGCCATGACTGTTTATGGCTAGAACGGAGAGGATAACAGTAATGGCGACGGATTTGCTCGAAAGGCTTAGGGGGTGGGCTGACATGATGAAGGGTCAGCGCCTTCTCGGTTTACCAGACCGCCTCAAGGAAGACCTATGGGATGCGGCGGCTCAGATTGAGAAGGCGGATCGGCTTAACGAACTGTGTCTCGCCAGGATTGATAAACTCACGGACGCTCAGCCGGACACCCAGGAAGCAATAGAAGTAAACAGTTTGGCCGATGCAGTGGAGGCTTACGAAACGCTGCGGTGGCCCGTTAATGGCTAGACTGGCGTAACCACGGAGGGAATTGTGGCGCTGACGAATTGGGCCGACGAGATTCGCAAAGAGGAAAAACTGCTGCTGTGTCGCTTTATCTGGCACACGCGGCCCAAGCGTGAATTGAGCCTCGAAGAAGCCTTAGAGCTTTGTGAGCGAACAGCCGAAGTTGTTGGCCGAGGAAACATTGAAAATCAGCTCGACAAGTTTCAGCCTGACGACGTAGCCTGACCGGAATGCAACGAGGGCGGCCCTTGTGGGACCGCCCTCCGGAGAAAGACCAAACAAAACCGGCAGGTTCAGCCGGAGTCAGGAGGTCAATCGCCCAGCAAACTAAACACCCCACAAAATCTGTCAAGCCACCCCTTTAACCGGCATTTCCGGGAGGAAAAGCCATGCCGATCCACCCTGTTCGCTGGGCTCTCGACCAAAAACTACGACCGCTCGACAAGCTGGTGCTGGTTGCTCTGGCCGACCATGCCATCAAGCCACCGCATGAATGTTTCCCGTCGCTGACCTTTGTAAGCCGGCGCCTGGGGATCTCACGCAGCGAAATCAACCGGACCCTTCGCCGGCTGATCGAAAAAGGTCTTGTCATACGGCAGGAGAGGTCGGGCAGGACGTCGAAGCTGACCCTTGTCACTGCTGACAAGGACCCTTGTCACACTCTGACAAGGGACCCTTGTCTGCTCTCTGACAAGCATGAAACCTTACTTAAACCCACTGAAACCCTAAGAAGGGATCGAATTGAATTCGAAGGAGCAAGGAACCCAAGCCCGGCGTTTGTCGCTTGGGAGAAGACGCGGACCCTATGCCGGCTGCGGAGGCTTTGATGGCAGACTGCAGCAAATGCCGTGCCGCCGAGCCAATGAAGGGACAACGATACTGCCGGCTTTGCCACAACGCCTACATGCGGACCTGGCGCAAGTTGGACGGCCCAGTTGTCGGAGAAGTCTTTCGGGACGAATGACGGGTCGCCGGCCGTCAGCTTGCCTCGGCGGGCGATCTGTTGGCGATCAGTGAGTGCCACCGCGCAACCTCTCGATCTCTTCCTTGTGTTCCTTTATGGCCTCGCGCACCTGCGTGGGTCAAGTGGTCGCAGAAACTTTGGTGAGGGCTACGTCCGAATCTGACGCAGCCATGTGCCCTGTCACCCTTTCACCCCAAGGGTGATATGCGGACGCATCCAGACGAATACACCCAAAAGGTTAGAGCTAGAGGAATTGCAAAGGTTTATCAGCGGCGCGGCAAGCTGACCCCGGAGCCATGCCGGCAATGCGGCGGGGAAAGGTTCGTCGAGAAACATCACCCCAACTATTCAAAGCCGCTCGAGGTCGTATGGCTGTGCCGGCCTTGTCACCGCGCAGAGCATCGCCGCTGAAACCCTGCATTCCGGAATTTCCAAGATCTCGCGCATGCGAAGACGGTATTAGGGTATGGTACTATATGTAGATCGAATCGGCGTTCTACGTCCGTTCACGCTATATGTTGATCTATGTCAACAGAACGGACCGCCTGGCCATTGGGCATGAGCTCGGCCGCTGGGCGTGACCCAATAGGACCCGCCGCCGGCGCACATATCGCATTCCTTGGGTCCCTCAAAATCCATACCGAAAGGGCCATAGTCACTGACCTGACCGGTGCCGTGGCAACAAAAGCACCGCTCCCGCTTCCAGCCGCGTTTGGTGGCCTCCTCCTCGGTCATCGGTAACGGTCTCCGTCATCGCGAGACTTGCCGATTTTGCGCAGGAATTTCTTGACCTGTTTGCCGGTGATGTCTCCGGCAAGCCAGGTCTCGAGCGCAATCGCGATATGGCCGGGAGCTCCCCACGCCATCCAGGTCCAGACGGTTCGCTCATGCACGCCGAATGACGCGGCGATCGCCTTGACTGACAGGCCGAGCGCTGCGACCGCGATCTTGACGTCGTCGGCGCTCATGCCGGTATGCGGCCGCTTACGTTTCATCGGACCACGACAAGGCCGATGTACCAGATCACGAAAGCGACATAGGCGAGCAAGGCCAGCGCGGAAATCGCCATCCAAAGCTTGATGCGGTCTGTTTTCATGTGCCGTCGCGAGGCGGTTCGACGCCCAGGCCTGTGCACCAATCGACCAGGGCTTGCCGGCGCGGACGATAGCGGCCGGTCTCCCACAGGCAAACCAGGCCATCGGTGTAGCCAAGCCGGCGGGCCAATTCGTATTGGCTCAAGCCTTTAGCGATGCGCCTTTCCCGCAATTTCCGGATGATCGGGTCGATCGGCTTTTTGCTTTTGGGGTGTGGCATGCGGTTTATCCTACATGCGAACATGCGCCCGGTCCGGTCGCCCGCAGCGGCGATGGGATTTGGGAAACCGGCCGGGCGCATGATGCAAAACACCGGAAGGAGACCATACAAATCCGGCCGGCGTGATAGGTCCTTGTTAAGTGTGGCCTTGACGCCTGTCAAGGTTAATGGTTCTTTTCCCCAAATTTATACCTCCCCCCTTGCGGAGGTGCCGGCGTGTGTGTCAAGCTTTTGCTTAACGCTACCCTTACAAAGGAGGCCCCATGCGAAAAATCCTGCTGCTCGCGGCGCTGCTCGCCGCCACAACGCTGCCGGCCAAGGGTGTCACGGTCGCGACGGGCACTTTTTTCTCCGATCACTGTACCAATCTGTGCGGCCCGCAAGCCAACGGCTTTGCCACCATCACCGCAACCGATCATGAAAATGGCACCATCGATATTGCGATCGCCTTTCTCAATGGCAACAATTTTGCCAATGGCGGGCAGGACGTCGTCTTTGGTTTCAACCTGGTCGGCAATCCAACGATCACCTACTCCGGCCTATCGGCATCGTTCTCGATTCCCGGTGTGATCCCGGTCAACCAGCAAAACGCCGGGGTTCTTGCCGCCGATGGCTTCGGCAACTTTGAATACGGCATCGAGGGGACATGGAGCGGGGGCAATGGTCCCACCTCTGCGTCGTTCTCAATCAGCGGCGCCGGTCTCACGCTGGCGAGCTTCGCTGAACTGTCAACCACTCCGCCGGGGGATACCTTGGCGTTCATGGTGCTCGACATTTTGAGCGGCACGAATGGCCGCACTGGCTTTGTCGATCTTAGCGGCGGTCCCACGCCTTTCAGTGTTCCGGAAGTGCCAATTCCGGGCGCCGTTTGGTTGTTCGGCACAGGTCTCGTTGGTTTGTACCTGCTGAACAGACGCCGCAAAAACAACGACCCGTCGCCCGATGCGGGACGATCTCAGCGGGCATAACGAAAGGACCTTCTCATGAGGAGAGTTGTCTTTGCTATTGCTGCATTGGTGGCGCTTGCAACGCCACTCAAGGCGGCAACCATCACTAGCTTCGGTGATGATCCGACATCGGCGGCTGGTGCCTTCAATCACTCGTTGGGCGCACTCGTCGGCGCGTTTTCGGATCAATACACCTTCCACCTGACGCAAAACGCGACACTGACCATCGCGTCCGTGACCAACGTCTTTGCGCAAGCCTCTGACTTCATCACCGGCTTTAATGCGTCGGTGATTGCGGGAACGCCGGCAATTCCTGGCGCAACCGTCATCGGGCCGGTCCTTGCCGTACTCGGCTGCGGACCCATCCCGAATTGTCAGGGTATGGCCGGCTCGGCTTTCCTGCTTGCGGGGGATTACTTCCTCAACATAGCGGGCTTTGCCAACGGCACGTCCGGCTACGGCGGCAACCTTGCCACCGTCCCGCCGCCGGTGCCGCTGCCTGCCGCCGTGTGGCTGTTTCTCAGCGGCTTGGCTGCGCTGTTCGGTGTAAGCAATCGCGAAAAGATCCGGGCGTTCTTTACCCGCGGTCGTCTCGCAACCGCTTGAACCATCCAGGCCGGACGGGCGCCCCCGTCCGGCCTTTTTCATTGCGGAGGATTTGCTTGCAGCGCGTTAGAGGCTACCTGTGCAGCGCGACCATCGGAATTTGCTTCACAATCGGCGCCTGCTGGCTCGCGTGTCTCGCATTGACCGCGATACTTGGCCCGCCGCTCGCCATCGCATACTTGCTCGGGATCATCTGATCGAGCCTTTGCGCTGGGTCTTTCTGGTTTCCGTCATCGCGATCGCCACCCTCGCGCCCCAGCCTAAGGCTGCGCCTGCGCCTAAGCTCTTGGCGTCCACGGAGGCGAGCGTCTTGATGCGTGAGCGCTCGGGGCTTGCCGTTCCTGTGCCTAACCCGCGCTCGCCACGGTTTCCGGCCGATGCGCTGGTCTTTGTCGGCTCCGGCGGGCCTGGCCATTGTCTCTGGATGCGCCGGGTGCACGAAAAATTTATCGAACCCGATGCTCGCGTCCGGTTCTCTTGCCTTCGCGTCGTTCTCGACGCCAAGGGCAATGCGATGCGGCAAAAATAACCGGCCCACGTTGAATCGGGCTGCCCGTCCAGGTTTTGTTGAATCGGGCTGCCCGTCCAGGCTTGGGCCGGCCGGCGCCGGTCGGCGCAAAAAAAGCCCGCCGCGGCGGGTGCCGGGCGGGCGGGGGAGTGGCCGGCCGCGATCGCTCGCGGCCGGTTTCGTTAGGTCGTCTGAAATATCAAGGGCCGCGGCCGGACTCGGGTGTCCGGTGGTTTTGCAGGTTGCGGCGCCGGTGCCGGCTTCTGGTAGCGTTTCAGGATCCAGGCATCGTGCTCGGGGCCGATCTTGCCCAGGCTGTTAAGGTCCCGACTCTGTTGCCGGTCGATCATTTCCTCAAGGTGCCGGCCCATGTCCATCGGCTTAATCGCTGGGATAGGTCGCGGCGGGGTTGCGGCCGGCGGGGTTATGAGGTGGCCGGCCAGGGCCACCGCTACGGCCGCCAGGAAAAGGGCGCCGTAGGCGATTGCTTTGCCGTCGATGCTCATGGCGTTGCCCTCGCAAAGGCGGCCGCCTCGCCCAGGGTGGCAAAAGCGCGGTTAGTGTTTCCCACCGAAAACAGGCGCCCGAAGCGCGACATAACCGGCCGAATTGCGTGGCCGTTGATGGTCGCAAGGGTGCTTTGCTTGAAGTGGATTGCAAGGAGTCGGCTGTATTCCTCGGCGCCGACTCTTTCGATCAACCGGCCGCGGGCGGCCGGGTCGTCCCAATCAATAGGCATGGTCTTCGCTCCTTTCGTTGCCGTGCTTAAGCGCACGATCAGGCGGCCGAGCTCCAAAAAGCCGGCCGCCTGGGCTTGCGCTATTTCTCGGTCTTGTCGGCCGCGGCCATCGCCTGGTGAGCCTCGACCAGGCCGACGGCGAGCGGCAGGGTATGGGTGGGCTCCTCGCCGGCCGCCTTGGCGCGGGCTTGCTCATACGCAACCTTGCCCGCAATCCAGCGGTCAAGGTCGGGCAGGGCTTCCGGTGGGACGCCTTCGCGCCATTTGCTCGCCCAGGCTTGCGCCTCGGCGGCCGTGCTGTATTCGGTGAGTCCGCTCCATTTGCAGTGGCCGTTTTCGTCCAGGTACATGGCGCCGCCGAAACGGCAGTAAGTGGAAGACTTCGGCTTGTTCCAGACTTCGCCGGGTCGCTTGGGGTTTGTCGTTTGCGACCAGAATCGGACTCCCTTGCCCGATTTGAATTCCAGCCAATAGCGGATTTTGCAGCGCAGCGTATAGCCATACGGGTAATCCGCGACAACGTACGCGGTCTCCGGTGAGACGTGGCCGGCCAGGATCTCGGCCGGCTCAATAAAGGTGCTCATGGTCTTATCTCCTCTGTTGCCGTGCGAAAGTGCACGAACAAAGCGCCGCGGGGTCCGCAGCGCCTTGGGCTTGCACTAATCATCTTCTGCAAAGTCGTCGCGATCGTCGGCCTCGCAATCCGTTACGGGGTGCGTTTTGCAACCGATCTCGCCGGCGTGGCAGTGGTAGGCGATCGCGGCTCCGCCTGTGACTTCGGCCGGCATGCAAAAGTCAGAGTCTTCGGCATTCGGTGTTAGCCGCGGCTCGGCGCCGTATTTTGCCGGCGCGGTTGCCCAGGTTAGGAACGCAAAGCCGGCCAGCATGAGCGCTCCGATTGTTAGCGGGTTCATGGTGTGGCCTCGCGTTCGACGTCGTCGAGGTCGCGGATTTTGTAGCCGGCCGCGGTCATGATCGCCGCAACCTCCTCAAGCGTGTTCGAATTCCATTCGGTGCCGTCCAAGCATTCTTGGATGGCGAGCATTGCATCATGGTCGGACATCGTTCTTTCTCCTCTGTTGCCGTGCGGTGCACGATCAGGCGGCCGGCTTGTGAAGCCGGCCGCCTGGGCTTGCATCGTTAGGCCGCCTCAAGGACTCGCGTCCATTCGTTGCGGGGGAGCTCAAGCAAGGCGCCGCCCATGCGCTCAAAATCGATTGAGCGGTCATAGTCGGGCGCCGCGTGGGCTTGCGCGGTGACTGCGTTCAGCAATCCCCAGGCGGACAGGTCGCCGCCCTCGATCAGCGAGCGCAGGATCCCGCCCCGCTCGCCGTCGGTGGCGCCGACTTTTTTGGCCAGCACTTCGACGGCCGCCACCGGATCGCCGGCGATCGGCTGGCGCACAAGGCCGGCCATGGCTTCGACGCGGGCAGCAAACGCCACCGAGTCGACCGCATTGCGGACGTGGTCGCGGACCTTGAGCAAGATTGCCCGGTCGTCCGCTTTCCTGGTGTCGTCCTGGTAGAGCGCTTCCGTCTCCTCGATACGGCCGCCGACGTGGTTTGCCCGCAGGCGTCCATCGTTGGCGATCATGCCATTGAGGCAGACCAGGCGATAAACCAGCGGGGAAATGCTGACGGCGCCGTGTCCGGTCTCTGAGTTGGAGATCACGACTCCGGCCTGTACGACGTCGCCCTTTTTTACCTCGCCTTCGGTGCGCGGGGTCAGGGCTTGGATATACATTCGCCGGTCCGTGATTTCGCTCGAAAGGATTCGAACGCCGGGGATGTCTGCCAGGATTGGCAAAACAACCTCTGCAATTTCCTCGTTTTCGATGCGATTGTAGCGGTTTGACAGGAAGGCGCGGGCGTCGCCGCCGAGCGTTCTTATCATCCGCTTTTCGGGGTTCTTGCGGAACCAAGCATTTACGTTTGTCGCCAGCAAATCGGGCGCCTCGGCCTGCATCCGGTCGTAGTATTTGGCCGGAATGTTCAGCCGTGCGCCGATTTGATCGTGCGCGATTGGCAGGATGGGAAAGCTATTCGGGATAGCGGTCCCAGGCTGCGGGATTTCAAGCACGATCGTTTTATCGGCTTGCACTTGCATCGTGGTCGCCGCGGTGTCTGCAATAAAATCCTGTTTCAGGGCTTTATTGCCTTCGATCTTGGCGGCCAATTCTGAAAGGCTTAATCCGGTCTTCATGGTCTAGTCTCCTGTTGCCGTGCGGGATTGCACGAACAAGGCGCCGTGTTGCGGCGCCTTGGGCTTGCAATCGCGAGGATGGCTTAGGCGTCCTGGTAGAGCAGCAAGGTCCCGGCTGGGAATGGTGCGCTGGCCGGCTGTTCGGCAAACCAGGCGCCCACCTTGTCGCGGTAGTCTTCGCTGGTTTCGCCAATGGTTTCGCCCAAAGCCTCGCGTTTGAATAAAAGCGGAATTCCGCGGGCTGCGGCCGCGGCGGCTGCTTCTCCTGGGGTGCCTTTGATAACCAGGGCTATGCGCAGGTCTGTCATGGTCTCTCCGTTTTCGTTGCCGTGCTTGAGTGCACGAAATAGAGCCCCGCGGGGCTCTATGGCTTGCACTTATGGGCATGAGACGGGCTTCGCCCTTATGTCGATGAGGTCCAATTGCTTTGCGTCGTCCCCGAATAGGCCGACGTCGCAAGCCTCCTGGTTGGCCTTAGGCTTTAACGGCGCCTCTGCCAGAATTTGGGCATAGGGCTTGATGCCGAGCGGGGTCATGCCGGGCAGGGCCGGCACTTGCGGGGTTTTCATTCGCTTTCGCCTTTTTCTTCCATGCAAATCATGACTTCGTTAACGCAAGGGCCGTGCGGGTATGTCGCGCAATTGATATGGCCATGGCAGCAGCTAAAGACTTCCTCGCCGGTCTCGACTTCGGTCACGTATTCGGCGCGGTCCTTTGCGGTCCACTTGTATGGGTTGTTCAGTTTCATGGTCTTCTCTCCTGGTTGCCGAGCGTGAATGCTCGAACATGCCGCGCTTTAATTGCCCGCGGCATGGGCTTGCATTCTTGACCATGTGATTAGTGCGGCTACCCGGTAGCGGTGCGCCATAGCGTGGCACTTGCCGCTAAAGTGTGCCGTCGGAAGTCCCCGCTTGAGCCATTGGCGCCGGCGGTTGCCGTAGCGATGGGGCCGAAAAGCAAGCCGAACGTAAGGGGGGGTGCGAAGCCTGTCAAGCCTAGCGCCAGTATTTTGCGCAAATTATTTTAGTGTCAATGAAACCATTGGCTTAGGAGCTCGGCTTGTATGTGTCCGGCCGCGGACCTACTACATATAGGTCAATGCCCAGCGATCGGGGTGCAATGCTTTGATGCGCCTCGGGAAAGCGAATAGTTTTCCCCAGGGCGCAAACGAATCAGCGCAGCATTCGCAAAGGGTGCCTCATGAAACGACTACAGGCGCCGGCATTCCTCGCCGGCCTCGAACGCAAAGCCCGTAAACGCAAGGCGGACCGCGAATACGTGCGCAAAAAGCGCAAAAACAAGCCCCAGCGCAAAGCCGCGGAATACCGCAACGGTCATAAGCCGAAAGTCTCCCCGCCCATGGTCACACAACCGCGGGCATGGCCTCCGGAGGAAAAGGCCCATTGGCAAGCCGCCCTCTGTGAATGGTTGACCGCAGGTAAATCCCTGGTCGCATTCTGCAGCGCATTCCCGCAAGGCCCAGCACGGATGGCCTGGTTTAATTGGTTGCGGGATGATCCGACTTTCGCGGAGTGCTACAGTCGGGCACGTGAAGCCGGCGCCGATGCTCTGGCCGATGATTGCATTGCAATTGCAGACGACGCGGAAGGCGAGGCCGAGCCGGCCGCGGTGAATGCGGCCAAGTTGCGCGTCAATACCCGGCAGTGGATGGCGAGCAAGTTGCGGCCGAAGGTGTACGCGGACCGCGTTGAAACAGTGACAAGCGGCGCCTTGACCGTGCACCACACGATCTCAGACGATGAGCGGGCAAGAGCGCTCGCCACCATCCTGCAGCGGCAGGCGATCGTAAGCGCACAATCCCTGCCCGATGCCCGCAGGTTGATCGAGGCCCAGGCGATCGACGTCACGCCGGCCAAGCCGGTGAGCCCAGCCGCGGCCCAAGCGCAGGACAAGGCTTGATTGGGTCCCCTTTTTGTGGAGGGGGGTGGGGAGGGGGTTTTCAATTCGTTGCCGGGGTAGGCAGCCTCCCTCACCTGCCCAAGGCCCTATATGCAAGGCTGTCAAGCATGCGCTTGTCTCATCATGCGATCGTTCCGCGCTGGGGTCGTGGTCGTGCGATATTTTTCATGTTGGACGATCGCGGGGGGTCTTTGGTGAGGGGTGCGAGTTGGTTACGCAAGCATCGTTTGTGGGTTCGCTGGCAGTGGACGCCGGTAAAAAATAAAAGCTATTCACAGCGCATCAAGCCTACGCTTGACATTGTTTGAGGGTCGGGGTTTGTTTGGTGTTGGCCGGCAACAGGTGAGCCATCGGCCTTGACGGGTGATGGGACCTTAACGGCGTAAGTCTGACGACCAGAAGCCTGAGTTGCCGGCCACCGGTTTTGGAGGGGTGAGTGCTGACCTGGGAAGGCAGACGATCGCGCATCAACAGGGCGAAGCCCGTCTTGGCGCGTCCTGGCGCTAAAATTGCCCCGGTATCCAATCCGGCCCCCTCCACCCTATTGGGAGTTTTGCGATGACTTTGCATCCAGAGACGTTTGGCTATCTCAAGCCTTCCGATGCGCAGGCTGACGACATGGCGACCATGCGGCAGGCGGCCAAGGCCTATGCCGATGCGATTGACGTTCTGGTGCCGGACGGTCCGGACAAGACGTTTATTTTGCGCAAACTTCGCGAGGTTGCCATGTGGGTGAACGTGGCGATCAGCCGGCAGGCGGATGGCGCCCCGCGGACGTGATGCAGCACTTTGATTTTCTCAAAAGCTGGCTGCTGGCGAACTGGCTTCTTGTCGGCAGCGTCTTGTTTGCGGCGGTCGTTCTGCTGGTGCTGTTCTGGTGAGTATGCGGGATTTTCTCAAAGGTCTGTATCAAGAGACGTTTTGCATGGCCGATGGCAATAATGTTTTCGAGCTCCGGCGGACGCGGGACTATTACGGCCGCAGGATCCCGTCGGCCGAGCGCACCGTGGTCGAGGATTGCGGGCATGAGGGTGACAAAGCGCACGTGCACCTGATTGGCTTTGCGACCCAGCGCGAGAACAGCGCCGAATATGAAATGGTGCTGGGCGAGGAAATCGTCCGGCACATTGTTGCGATCTTCCGCCAAGCCGGGGTCAAGCTGTGAGCACGTACCGCAAGAAAACGACGATCGAGGCGGTGCAGTGGTTCAAGCGCGGCGATGCGCCGGCCTGGGCAGGGGAACAGGTGACGGAGCGCATCAACCATTTTTTGATCGCCACCATGGAAGGCGTCATGACCGGCAAGCGCGGCGATTGGATCGCCAAGGGCGCGGCCGGCGAGATCTACGCCATCGACAATGCGATCTTCCTGGCAACCTATGAGAAGGTTGAATGAGCGAGCCATTGAGCAATCGCGAAATGCAATTGTCGAAAGCCTGGAAACAGGCGGCCGAGGACATGAACGCGACAACCAGGGAAGTGGTTTTGGTGACAACCGCCATTCTCGGCGCCGCCATCATCATGGTTGCGCGTGACCGCGATGACGCCATGACAGGCGTCGAGAAATTAAACAATGATCTGAAAAGACAGGTCGAGCGACGATGGCCGATATGAACAGGCCCGGACCGAGCGGGCAATTCCCGCAAGGCAAGCTGCGTCCCGACGATAAAGGCGGGCTCGCGGTCGCCGTCTCACGACGGGGCGATCAGGTGTTTATTGATTTTGGTACGGCGGTCACTTGGCTGGCGCTGCCTGCCAGCGATTGTGAGTCGCTGGCCGTGGTGCTGCTCAAACAGGCCGGCGTCAAAAACGTCATCATCGATGGCAGACAAAGGCTTGCGGAATGAGCGAATTCGAAAAATTGCCGGATGACAAAAAGCTGGGGGACGCGGAAATTTCTGACGAATACCGCGAAAAAATGAACGCCCTGGCACAAGCGCTCGATGCCGTCTTCAACGGCGATCGCCGCGGCAAGGATCGGCTCACCGGCTTTGTGCTGCTGGTGTTCCCGTTCGGCGCGCAAGGCGGCCGCTGCAATTACATTTCCAACGGTGCCGATCGGCGCGACGTCGTCGCCTTCATGAAAGAGCAAATCAAACGCTTCGAAGGCCAGCCCGAAATGGAGGGCCACGCATGAGTCGCGAGGAGCACCTGGAATGGTGCAAGGTCCGGGCGCGTGAATATCTCGACAAGGGCGAGATCGCGAACGGCGTCACCTCAATGCTGTCCGACCTTTCCAAACACCCGGAAACCAGGGGCTTGAGCGAAGCCGGCTTTGCGCAGGTCGGCATGCTCTACATCATGCAACGCGACCTGCCCGGAGCTCGGCGCTTTGTCGAGGGTTTTAGATGAGCAACTTCCCGAAAGTCCTCTTTGTCAAACGCGAGACCGAAGCCAACGGCCCGGATTGGTTTTCCGCAACCGAATACAAGGATGCAACCGTTGAAGTTGGCGAGATCGCCGGCGTCGGCGTCTATACGCTCTCGGAAGTCAAATGCCTCAAAGGTGTGGTCGAGGAAGTCAAACGTGGGAAGCGGAAAAAGAAATGACCACGCCCTACGAAACGGCAACGAGCGGCGAGAATGCGCGGAGCGAAATCACCAAAATCCTGCGCCGCTTCGGCTGCGAATCAATCGGATTCATGGACGATTACGAAGCGCACGAAATCATCCTCGCCTTCACCCACCGCGGCCGTGCCATCCAGTTGCGCGCCTCCGCCAAAGGCTGGGCCGCCATGCACATGAAGGCCAAGCCATACAATTCGCACCGGCGAAGGACCCGCCACGCCTACGAACAGGACGCGCTCCGCCAAGGGCAAATCGCGGTCAATTCCATCCTGCGCGATTGGGTCAAAGGTCAGGTGACGGCAGTCGAAACCGGCGTCCTGTCATTCGAAGCCGTCTTCATGCCCTACATGCTCATGGCCGACGGAAAGCCCCTGGTCGAAAGAATGCTTGAGCAAAATATGCTGCCGGCGCCGAAGGAAGCGCTCCTCGAAAAGACGTGATAAAGACTTGAGCGTTGCAACACCAAACTCCTCAGAGGAGGAAATCCATGGCTGAACAGACACAGGACCGACCGCAGGCTTCCCGCGATACCAGGCCATCCGGCGGCCCGGCAGGGGCAGGACAAAAAGGGGCCAATCCAAGCGCGCAAATGGGAGCGCCAGGATCCCCGACCGGACCGAACGAAACCGAGGAAGGCATCATCAAACAGCCAGCCCCGGAAGGACCGGGAACCGACCAAATCGGCCTTACCGGCGGCGATCCGACCGAACCGCTGCAATCCACCCCGCCGCTCGATGAGCCGGCCGCAGCGCCGGCAAAGGCGAAAAAATAGCGAATTTTTCCGGGGTCCCAATCTCCCGGAAAAAGCCGCCGCCCGGACGATCCATCGCAAACACATTGATCCGGGCGGCGGTCCCCACGCGAGAGGTCAAAATCATGGCAGTGCCGGATAGCCCAGCCGACGTCGCTATCAAAAACCCGGACGTGCTTACGCCAGTGCCGGGCGGCGGACCGGGCATCCCGTCACAGCATATTTTCCTCAGTCAGGGGCCTTGGGATTTCAACGCCCAGGCGCAAACGCCGCCGCCGCTCACCGGCACGGTCCGCGCCAATCACACCAAGCAAAACGAGTCGACGTTTTTGTATCTCAGTTGCACCACGCAAGCCGGCAACGACGCGACCGCGGTGCTGCAATCGGTGCTGCGCAAAAACGCCAAGATAAAGCTGCAGTCAGATGCAACGCCGGCGCAATTCAAGGTGTTCGCCCTCACCGATGACGCCATCCTCGATACAAGCTTTGTGCCGAATTTCATGCGGATCCCGGTCGTTTTTGACAGCGGCGACCAGGAGATCGCACACCAAGCCCTCTTGACGGTCTCGGTGGAAGCGCCGGTTTTAGGCGTGACCTTCGCCTCCTTTACCCGCGGCAATGTCGTTACCGCCATGGCTTTCGGAAAATTCGAAGGCGAGGACGCGCTCTACATCGCAACCGGCGATAACGTCTATCGCGTCGATCCGAGGGGCTTTGTGCGCGAAATGGTGTTCTACCCGGTTGCCAATCCGCTGCTGCCGCCGACGCCGACATGACGACGCCGATCGATGCACGGACGAAACTTAAATGCGCCGAGCGCGAGCTCCGAATGCGCCGCAAGGTCTATCCGCGCTGGGTCGCGGAAAATCAGTTAAGCCAGGAAGTGGCCGATCGCCAAATCGCGGTGATGGCGGCAATCGTCGAAGACTATCGAAAATTGGCCGAACAGGACGAACCGCGGTTGCCGCTATGAGCATGCACATTACGGAATCAGTCAAGGTCAAACCGGGCTCGCAATGCCCATCATGCGGATTACAATGCACCGGTGCAGCCGGTGTTGTTGCCGATAAAACCGAGGGTGTCCCTACCCCTTCACCCGGCGACTTCACCGTCTGCATCGCTTGCGGAAACGTGCTGGCCTTCGATGAGAATTTGCAATTGCGGAAATTGACGCCCGCCGAGGAGCGCGATGTGTCGAAAGACGATCGCGTCCAAATGATAAGGAATGCGGTGTACCGAGTGCACCGCGCCAAGCTTCTGCGCTAGTGGGGAGGGCCGCCGGCAAGTGAGGCAACGCCGGCGGCCTTTTCGCTCTCAGGTGACGCCGTTCGCGGCCGCGGCAATCTTGGCCTGCTCACTCGACAATTGCGCAAACGCATAACGCCTTTTGCCACCGCGCTTACCGAGAAGCACGTCGGCATCGCGGGTGCCGCGCTTCACCCGCCCCTTGCCGGAGCGGCCAGCCTTGGACCGCACCCGCTTGGGCAAAAGCGAAATGGTCATCGGACCGTCGCGCTCGATTTGGGCGAGCAACTTTTCCTGGCCGCCATGGGTGTCGTTCAAATAGACAATGTCGCCATGATGATGGTCATACTGAACGCACTCGGCCGGCAGGCCGAAGCGGTCAAGCTTGGATGCGACCCAGGCCCGCGTCGGGCTTATGTCAATCAAACCTGTGACCTTGTGCGGGAAGGCGTCCTTGTGATTGGAGCCGCACACCGCGACCGCACACGATGAGGTGGAACCAACGCCACCAAGCTTGATCGACTTTCTGACGTGCTTGTCCTCGAGCACAAGGTCAACCGCCCGCTTGGCCGGCCGCACTCTGGCCCAGGCCACGATCTTGTGCTCACGGCCCTCGCCATCCTCGTATTTGAGGAGGAATTTATGCCGGGTCTTTGCAAACACCGATTTGCGCTTCATTGGCTCTCTCCGTAGCTGTTGATAAGCGATTCGGCATGCTAGACGTCCGGCTTGACAGTCGTCAAGGTTAGCCTTGCGCTGATTCGCGCCAGCAACGACGGGAAAGCTGGGGAAAGGTGGAGCAATGTCGAGCCAATTTGACCTGTTTGCCGGCATGGCATTGCGGGACGCCGGCATGGAGAAAGTGACCGCCAATTCCGGCGAGTGGTTCGATCTCGCCTATGCGTACCTCAGGAAATTAACCCCTTGGGGGATCGACGTCGCCTGCGAGGACATTCGGGTCATCATCCTGCAGGCCGGGTGCCCGTACCCGCATTCGACCAATATATGGGGTCCCCTCACCAAAAAGGCGGAACGCGAGGGCGTTCTCAAATTCACCGGTCGCTACCGGATGGCGCGGACCAAGTCACGGCATGCGTCAGTCGTGCGGATCTATCGCCGTGTTTAAGCAACAGGAGAAAGCCATGACACCGAAAACGCCGACGCTGCAGGAAACAGCGGCCAAGGGGGTGGAAGCGCTCAATCAAATCGTGATCCATCGCGACCAATTGCAGGCCGAGAACGATCGCCTGCGGGTCGACCTGGCGCTGTTCCGCGAAAAATCATCGCAACTCGAAAGTCGCCTGGCCCAGGCCATGGCCGAGCGTGACCACTACATGCGCTTCTCAACGGAGCTCGTCACCAATCTGAACACCGTCCGCATGACCATCGATGAGGCCATGCGCGCCGCCAAGGCTGCAGCCTTTGCCCCGGCGGCCGTGCCACAGCCCAAGCCGGAACCTGCGGCGGTTGATACTGCCAGGCTGGAAAACCTGATTCGACGCTTGCCGGTCAACGGGGGCGAGAATGCGGGCGTTGCTCTTAAGTAGCCTGGCCATCGCGCTTGCCATTGCGATCGTGCGGGTGGATGCCTCGCCATCCTGCATGACGATGCGGGAAGCCCGCGCTAAGTACCCGCGGGACCATCTATATTGGCATGGGCCGGCGCGATGCTGGGATAACCAGCGCGGCCGCACCCGGCACAGGATGGGCAAAAAGCCGCCCGTTCCGGCCTATGGCGCGGTTCGCCTCCCGGTCGCTGCCGTGGCGCTTGCCCCGCGGGGGCCGCTTCTCATAACGCCGGTCCCGCTTGATATTCTGCTGCGTTTTCTGCCATGGGACCTGCGCATTGCGGGGACCTTTTAAGTCTGTGGACCTGTCAAGGCCACTCTTGACCTCCGGCAAAAATCGAGGATTATTCGCTGCCATGAGCACGACTGATTCGAAGCACGGAAACATCAAGGGCGAAAAGATCGTCCTTGAGGCCAATCATTTTGACTATTTCGACATGCTGCCGCGACCTGTGCGCGAGGCCCTGGCAAACGCCGCCTATTCGATGGCGGCGGAGAAAATCGTCGAATGGATGAAGGAATGCCGCAAGGGCGGCATGGACGACTACCAGATTGCCGACCTGATCCTGTTCCGATTCAAGCAATACGTCGCGGACAAGACCAAAGCGGAGGTGCTGCGATTGTACGGACCGGAGCATCCGCAGGCCGGCCCGCCGACAATAGGATGATGGAAATGTTCGGCAATAAACATGACGCGCCAAGCCTTGCGCCGGCAAAGGTGAACGCCAGCCTTATCGACGCGCAAATGCTTGACAGCATGGCCGCCGATCTCATCCGCCGCGCCGCCACCCTCGACCGGCTGTGCGCAGAGATTGAATTCGCCGCGGTGTGCCTGGATGCCCGAGCCCGCGACCTGGCCCAGCGCGAGGACGATGTGCTCAAGGCCTCGCTCGAAATGCGTGAACGCAAAGGTGCATTCAGTGTCGCTTGACCTGGCGCTCGATCGCGTCCCCTACATGAAGCTGGCCGAGCAAAATCGTTGCGCTCGTTCCGCCTTCTATCGCCTACTCATGCGTCTCGATCTTCGGTACACAATCTACGACTCCGACATCGTCGTGATTGAGAGACCGCGGGGGCCGGCCATTGTGGTCGACCTGTCAACAGGGAGAATCGAAAATGCCGAAGGGTAAAAAGACGAAAAAAGCCGCCAAGAAAAGGGCCAAGAAGCGCGTCCGCAAGGCGGCGAAAAAGTCCGCCGAGGAGGAGCGGATACGCCCGCTCATCCTGGCGCTTGTCGATCGCATGGGCGGCAGTTCCGCCATTCACGACAACAACCCTGACCAGATAATCGTGCATCGGTTTGGTCAGCCTCCGTTTATGGTCAACATGCAAAGCGTCAAGATCGAGGACGTTGACCTGGGAAAGTCGCCGCCGCCGGCCGGCGGCGCTACCAATGTGGCCGCCGCATCTACGTGACGCGAACGGATGAAACCTTTGCAACCGCGCAGCGCGGGGACCCTGCAAATTGGTAGCGTGATCTACGACCCCAAGCTGCAGGTGTTCTCGGTCGAAATGCTGTTCATCGCGGCGGGGGATTTTTCGCCGGAAGACGAAATGAAATCCGCCGCGCTATCGGCGTCCCGGCATTTTCTAAAGCTGTTGCGCGAAAACGGCTATCACGATCACGGCCCGCCCGAGACCGTCGTCAAAGCGACGGGGCCAGGGCGGGCCTTGTTCTATATCGCCTGCAAAGCAAAGCGCCAGCAACCGGCCATTATCATGGTGCGCGAACCGTCCTACGGCGACGAACAAAAAGGCAAAAAAGGCAATGGCAGTGAAGGTGGAGATCCGCCTGGCAACCCGACGTGACCTTTGTTACGTCGCCGCCAACGCGACCGCAGAGGATAAGCAGGAAATCTTAGCCTCAGGTCCGCGTAACATGACCGAATGCGGCTATCTGACCTGGGAAGCGCTCGATGCCTACGGCGGAATTGCCTGGTGCGCCTGGCTTAACGACAATCCGGAATTCGCGTTTGGATTTACCCCGCAGCATCTTTTGATGCCGCACCTGTTGTCGGCCTGGGCCTGGGGGTCGCCCAAAAAGAACCTGTGCATGGCCGAGATAGCCCGCTGGGCAAAAGCCAAACCATCATTGATCGATCGACTCGATGCGCTCGGCGCCATCCGCATCGAGGCGCGTTCAATCGCCACGCACCATCAAGCACACCGCTGGCTGGAATGGCTTGGTTTCCGGCAGGATTGCGAGCTCCCGCAGTGGGGTAAAGACAAAGAGCGATTCCTGCAGTATAGCTGGCTACGTTCCGAATTTGCCGGATTCGGGAAGCACGGCAACGCCACCTTCGGAGACAAAGACCATGTGCATGGGAAGCCCGCCTCCGCCCCCTCCGCCCCAGCCACCGTCAACTGACAAACAAGAAGCTTTGACGCGAGTGCAACAGGAACGGCAAAAGGCGATCGCCGCGGCCGGCCTGGGGTCAACCGTTCTCACCGGCGGCCTTGGTGCATCCGACTACGGCACGACTTCGCAAGCCGTCAAACTCGGTCAATCAAACGTCGCATAGGAGACCGCCATGTGCATGGGCGGCGGCGGCAATCAAGTTCAATACTACACTCCGCCCGATCCGGGCGGCGCCAGCCAGGCCGAGGTGGCGCGATTGGCGCGATTGCATGCAGCGCTTGGCGATGATGCCGCCAAGAATGCGCAGGCGATCGATAAGTACGGATCGAACGCAACCAAAATTTCCGAGCCTGATAGAAAACAGCGAGGAAACGAGTGATGTGCTTCGGGGGAGGAAGTTCACCGCAATACATGCCACAACCGCAGGCGCCAAAAGACACGCCGGCGCCGCCCGGTTCCGATTCATTCCAGCGCTTTCAGGAGATCCGCGCCGGCTTGCTCTCCGGGCAAACGCAATTGATTGACAATCCGCCGGCCGACACGCTGGGCGGGACCGCCAAGGGCTCCGCAGTGTCAGGGGTGACATGATGTGCTTTTCCAGCGGCCAAACGCAGTACGTGCCTTATCCGTCGTCTTCGACGGGGCCGTCGCAAACTGACCAGGAACAGCGTGATCGTCTGAACCGGTTGGACGAGTCCGACAAACAATTGACGCAAAAAATTCAGGATAACCCGCCGGTCGTGCTGGGCGCGAGCCGCGCCGCTTCACAGGTTACGTAATGGGACCGCCCGCCAAGCTGTATTGGGAACCATGGTTTAGGCCGGCCAATTGGCTGTGGGAACACTGCTTCCTGCGGCCGTTCGATATGTGGGCAATCCCGATGCCATGGCGTTGCGTTCACGTCCGGCGCGACATTTATGCCCGCGGCCAACTCGAGGTGCTACGCCAGCATGAGCGGGTGCACTACGAACAGATGGAACGCGAAGGATTGATCCGCTGGCACCTTAAGTATTTTTGGTTTTTGTTGCGCGTAGGCTACCGCAAAAATCCGTACGAGATCGAAGCCTATAACCGGTACGGAGGCTAGATCGTGGGCATAGCGGCAGACATTATTGATCGCGCCAATGTCATGTCTTCCGATCGCGTGAATTGGGTCACGATCTGGCTCGACATTGCCAAGCTGGTGATGCCGACCGAATCGGTGGAGACCGCATTCTCGTACATGATGTACGGCGGCGGCGTCAGTGGTTATGGCAGCGGTCGCATTAGCGGCAGCACCATGCCTGGCCCGAATTCCACCAATCGCGTGAAATCGATCTACGACAATACCGGCATGATGGCCTGCGACCGGCTGGCGTCCGGCATGGAATCGCTCGTCACGCCGCAATCGGAAAAGTGGCACGGCTTGAGCGTTGCCGACATCATGCACGACAAGACCACGGATGAGGAAAACATTTACCTGGAACGGCTACGCAATTTCCAATTTGCGCTGCGCTACGATCCCCGCGCCGGCTTTATCCCGTCACACCAAAAAGCCATGCGATCGTGTGTCGCCTTCGGGACCGGCGTTATGTATATCGAGCAAGACGACATGCGCATCCGGCCAGGCGACGTGCCGACGCCCTACCGCTATCAATACTGTCCGCTCACCGAAAACCTGCTGGCGACCAACGACTACGGCAACGTCGATACCAATTTCCGGATCCGACGCTTCACCGTGAAGCAATTGGTGCAGAAGTTCGAGCGTAAGCGCGTCTCAACCAGGGTGCAGCAAGCTTGGGATAACGGCGAATACGATGTGATCGTGCCGGTTATTCACGCTGTCTGCCCGCGCATGGAAATGGGAAGCGCCAATCTCGAGGGCACAATGCGGGGAAGCCAAATCGCTTCCTACTATTGTGAGATCGACACCGAGCACATGCTGGGCGACGGCGGCTTTCACGAATTCCCCTTCTCCGTCTATCACTGGCTGCAGCAAGACAACGGGCCTTATGCCGAAAGCCCGATCATGCTGGCGCTCTCGGAAATCAAATCGCTGCAACTCATGGGCAAGGGCGAGCTCCGCGCCTTCGGGCAGTGGACCGATCCGCCGCTCGGAATGCCCAATGACGGGGTGATGAACCGGCCGAACCTCAATCCCCGCGCCGTCAATTTGGGCGCGGTCGGCGCCGACGGCTCGCTGCGGGTCAAGCCGCTGATTACGGCGCAATCGCCCGACTTTGCCGAGAAAGTCATGGAGGTGCGGCGCACCCAGGTCAAGGAAACCCTCTACATTAACCTGTTCCAAACACTCATTAAAAACCCGGAAATGACCGCGACCGAGGCGATGATTCGGTCGAACGAAAAGGGCGAATTGCTCGGTCCGGCCGGCGGCAAGATCCAAGGCGCCCTGTCTGTCATGTGCGATCGCGAGCTCGGCATTCTGAGCCGGCGCGGGATTTTCCGTCCGAATTCGCCGCTGGCGCCGCCCGAATCGCTGCGCGGCATGCCGATCTCGGTCAAGATGACCTCGCCATTGGACCGCATGCGGCGGGCCAATGAAGGTGTCGGCACCACGCAATTGCTCAATGTCGCCCTGCCAATGGTGAAGGTGAAGCCGGACATTCTCGACAATTTCGATCTCGATAAGACCGTGCGCCTGTTGCGCGAGATCTTTGGAGCGCCGGCCGACGTGATCGTGCCCGAGACGGTCATGGCGCAAAATCGTCAGGCCACGATGCAGCAACAGAACATGATGAAGGCCATGGCCATGGGCAAACAAGGCGCCGAAATGGCGAAAGACGCCTCGATTGCCGGCCGCAATGTCGGTGAAACTGCGCAAACCGCTCCGGCGATTGCCGACGCCATGGGCGGCTTGCTCGATCGCATGAAGGGCGGAATGACCAACAATCCGACGGCAACGGACCAAGCAATGCAGTCAACAAATGCACTCCTTAGCCAATTCGGAAAGGCCCCGGTCCCGCCGTCGTCGGGCTTCCCGTCCGGCGCGTAAGTGGATCCGCGTCGTCTTCGCCGCTGATTGCGGCGCCTTCGGTATTTGCCCGAACTGTGACATTGATTATGCCGATTGTCCGTGTCCGGGTCCGACCCAGGACGGCTATGCCTACCGAACCATCAAAGGCATTCTTTATGCGCGAAAGATCCCATGCCCTTCTTCCAAAGCCTGATAAGGCTTTTGTCAGGTCAGCCGGCTTCGCGCTTTGAAGCCGAAGCGCGTATCGCGCTCGCCTATCAGCGCGTTTTTACGGGGACACCGGATGGCGAGGACCAAGGCCTGGTCCTGGTCGATCTTGCGAATTACACAGGATTTTATCGGGTGACGCCGCCGGAGACCGGCGATCGCGACACCATCGTTTTCAATGAAGGGATGCGAGCAGCTTACGGGCGCATCTTTCAATACCTGCGAATGTCGGACGCAGAAATCCTTTCATTGGAATTAGCCGCTCGACAAACGGCCGCAGGTACAACCGGGATTGCGCCAAATCCATTGGAGGGATAAAAGATGCCAGATGCACCGAGCGGGTCCGCGCAAAGCGGGCAACCCCAAGGTCAGCAACCGTCAACGCCGGCCTCGCCCGTCGTTGGCGACTCGTCGTGGCTTTCCGGTCTGCAGGATGCAGGCAACCGTGATCTCGTCACGAAAAAGGGATGGGACAAATCCAATACCCCGGACGTAGTGATAAACTCGTACAGGGAATTGGAGGGTCGTCTCGGTAAGGCCATTGTCATTCCCGAGGCAAACGCGCCGCGGGAAGACTACGACAAGGTCTATACCGCCTTAGGGAAACCGAAGACTCCCGGCGACTACGCTTTCAAGTTGCCGCAGGGGGTCCCGGAAAATTTCCCGTACGATGATGCCTTCGCGACCGAATACAAGAATTGGTCGCATGAGGCTGACTTGTCCCCCAGGCAGGCCCAGCATCTTCACGACAAATTTGTGCAGCGCTTCGCCAAGCAAATGGATGAAGCGCAGGAAGGCATGAAGCGTCGGGTGGGCAGTGCTCACCAGGAGATCCTGGCAAAGTGGGGTCCGACCGATGGCGAAGGCTACATCAAGAATATCGGTCATGCGAAAGCAGGGCTCCGGGGGTTAGGTCTCGCTGAGACCTTCAAGGCGGCAGGACTAATCGACGCCGGCGGCAATATCGCGGACTCCAAATTGGCGTTCGCGCTCGCAACGGTCGGTGAAGGCCTTTTCCAGGAGGACCGCATGCACGGCGGCGGCCCAGGCCATTTCACGAATGCCAATCCGTGGAAGGACGGCCAGGAAAACCTCACCGAGCAAGGTCGCATCGCCCGCGAGAATCCGGACCTAGCCCGGTCGCTCATCAAAGCCGCAGGCAAAGACCCTGAAAAAGCGCTGTTCAAAAACCGCTTCGGAAAGGATCAATAACCTCAAGGCCATGAGCGGCCATAACCCGATGGAGACCGCTCATGGCTGTTACCCGACTCTCCGACGCCGTCATCCCGGCCGTCTTCGTGCCCTACATGCTGAAAGAAACGATGACCAAAACGGCCATCTTTCAATCCGGCATCCTGCGGCAGGACGCCCAACTTTCGTCCTTCCTGAGTGGCGGCGGGCAAACCGTCAACGTGCCATTCTGGAATGACCTGGCAGACGCCTCGACTGCCAATATCTCGTCCGACGATCCGGCAGTGCTGGCCACGCCCGACAAGATCGCGGCGGCAACTGACATCGCCATCCGGCAGAACCGGAACAAGGCCTGGTCCGACGCCGACCTGGTCTCGGAGCTCGCCGGCGACGATCCGATGAAACGCATTTCTTCCCGCGTCTCCGCCTGGTGGGCGCGTGAATTCCAGCGGCACCTGGTCTCGACACTGCGCGGGGTCATTGCCTCAAATACCGCCTCGAACGGTGGCGATTTCTCCACCATCATCGGCACCGATGCGGCCGGCGCCCCAACGGCGGCGGAAAAGGTCTCGGCCAACGCCATCCTCGACGCGGCACAGACCATGGGCGATGCGTCCGACGTGCTCGACACCATCCTCATGCACTCGGTCGTCTATACGAACCTCGCCAAGCAAAACCTGATCGACTTCATTCCGGATAGCGAAGGCAAGGTCCGCTTTCCTACCTATCTCGGCTATCAGGTCGTGAAGGATGACGGTTGCCCGGCGATCGCCGGCACCAATCGCCTCATGTATCACACCTACCTGGTCGGTAAGAATGCCTTTGGCTGGGCGGAAGTGCCGCCCGACGTGCCGGTGGAGACGTTCCGCTATCCGGCCCAGGGCAATGGTGCTGGCGTAGAGGAATTGTGGACGCGGCGCCAATACTGCATGCACCCGTACGGCATCAAGTGGACCTCGTCGTCCATGGCCGGGCGCTCCCCGACCGATACCGAACTGCGGGCCGCGGCGAACTGGCTGCGCGTCTATCCCGAGCGCAAGCAAATCCCGATCGCCTGCCTGCAGAGTAACGGCTGACGTGGTAGTTTGACTCGCGAGTCTGGACGGGTGGCGAACTCGGCATTCGCCGCCCGTCCATCTTCCCATGCCGAAAGCCAGGGAGCCGACCATGGCAAAGAGAGAGCCCGACGGGACCGTCACGCTGGCGGAAGCCAATCGCAAATATCTCGAGGAGCAAAAAGAGGTCGAGAGCCAAATGGGAGGCGCCGAACGGGCGGCCCATCGCGCTATCGACATCGCCTTTGGTAAGGTGGGCCTGCGCGGCCGGGCGATTCGTAGCCAAAAGGCGCTTCGCGCTGTTCCGCAAGAGGAGAGTGGCGGTTGACGGATCCGCGCACCATCGATCGGAGCATGATTGTCGAGGCATCGAAAAAGGTGCCAATCGAAGACGATCCGCCGCCCTTCCGGCCGGGGACGCCGACCGGTTTCACCAATCCACAACAGGCGGCGCTATACGAATCGCGCAAGGCGCGTCGGCAACGTCTCGGCGTAGTGCCACAACCGTCGCTGCCGTAAGGGGGACGCATGCCTTCCGGGTTTTCGGAGACACAGATATTCAACGCTGTGCTCGATAAACTGGCGGAGGAGTCGGTCCTCTCCACAACGGACGAAAAGGCGGTTGCCCGCTGGCTTAACCGCAATTACCCGCTGCAGCGCGACGTCCTGCTGCAGCGGCACACCTGGAATTTTGCGCTCAGTCGCAAATTGCTGGCCACGGATACGGAAAAGCCCGCCTTCGAATGGCGCTATCAGTACCAGGTGCCCGACGATTCCCTGCGCATCCTGCCGCTCACGGCAGACGGCCGGCGCAACTCTCCGCAAATTCCCTACATCGTCGAAGGCACCAAGATCCTGACCGATAAGCCGGCGCCGCTGCCGGTGCGCTATATCTTTCGGCAGGAAAATAGTGCGCTGTTCACGCCGATCTTTGTCGACCTGCTATCGCAAATCCTGGCCGCAAACTATGCTTTCTGGATTACAGGCAAGGCGTCGTTTTCCAAGCAATTGCTCGACGTTGCCAATGTCTCGTTCCTGGAAGCCGTCCGCATTGACAGTCTCGAGGGATTTCCCGAGGAGCCCGACGATTCCGAAATCATAATGGTGAGGTGAGGCCATGGCTGGCCCGCTTTACCCGATCCAGCCGACTTTCGTTCGCGGCGAACTCTCCCCCCGTTTGTTCTCGCGGGTGGACATCGATCATTGGCGCATGGGCCTGGCGCAATGCGTCAATTGGATGGTGATGAAGCAAGGCGGCCTCCGCCGCCGGCCGGGCACCGAATGGATCAATTTCGCCAAGGATCCGACCAAGCGCGTTCGCCTTGTGCCGTTTGTGTTCTCGACGCTGCAGGCCTACGTGCTCGAATTTGGCGAGCAATACATTCGCTTTTACGCCAATGGCGGCGTCGTCAATAAAAACGCTGCGACCTTCATTTATTTCGATCCGCCCGA